ATGGCGCGCGGTATCCACGGCACTGCAACGTGACAGAGCCGGCAATGCGGGAATTTGGCACATCCCTATTCATCCGCACCGTTTCCGGCGACCACGCATAGGCCAGTTCATTCGGATAGCCTTGTGGGCGCGGCGCAATCCAGAATGTCGCGTCCCCGGTGTTCGCGTGATCGGCAAAGTCCTTGAAATCGCCGGTCCTGAATGTCTCGGACAGGTTATTGACGATCATCGAAAACGACAGCCCGTCCGCAACCTGTGTGCGCCCAAGCCAGTTCCCGCTGTCGCTCAGGTTCACGTTGTAGTTGTATTGCCGCCCCTCGGTGATGGGCTGTCCGGTCCACACCGCGCGGCGCGGCCACTTCATGACGGTCCCGGCGCGGATATGTCCTATCGTCGCGATCTGTGTGCTGACCTGGATACCGATCCCGTCAACCGTTTGCGGGTTGAGCAGAAACAGGATTGGATCATCGTTTGTCGGGGTCAGCGTTGTATCGCCGCCCCAGTTTGACCAGACGCTGCTCGTCAATTTTCGCACGGTAACGGTTGCGCCGGATGAACCAATCGTGTGCGCTGCAATGGCGATGTAGGACGGGCTGGCCGGGGCGGTGAAAGTGCGCCGCCACGATGCCGGGACAGAGGACGGACGCCACGCGGTATAGGTCTGCGGTGCGTCTGCATTTGCAGCCGGAAAACCATCAGCCTCATTCGTCGCGGCAACCGTGCCCGGTTCGCTGTGCCAGCCGATGCGCGGGGCGTCAAGATCAAAGCCGGTGTCTGCGAAGCCGGTTTCAATGACGACAGTCATGTTGCACCGATCAGGCGCGGATCGAGGCGGAAGCCGTCGCGCTGTGCCCGGTTGAGCGCCGATATGACCTCCTGCGCCACAGTTCTATCCCGATCTGTGCCGCCGATGATGTTGATATCGACCCGCTGCGTATCCACGATGCTGGATTGTGCAGCGCCCGCACCGCCAGCCGCGCCCTTACCGGATGCGCCGCTGTTTTCATTCACGCTCTTGATCGAATTGACAAAGCCAAAGCCGGTCGCCAGAACCTTTGCCGCCGCAAACAGGTTTGTCGGATATGGCAGTTTCAAGGCCTCCGCTGCGCCTTGGTAGGTGCTGATAAGAGCCTGCGCGATGCCAAAGACCTTTGCCACCTTGAGCGCCTTCTTGTTTGTCTGCCCCATTGAGTTGAGGATTTGCGCACCTGTCCCGACAATGGTTTGCAGCGCGCTTTCCGATCCGATCTCACGAATGCCCTGCAACCGCTCCTGGTGTTCCTGCTCAAGCCGTTCGCGCTGTTCCATGAAGTCCTGCTCTGTCAGCAATTCCTGCTCGCGCGCGGACATGAGCAATTCAAGGCTTTCCACGCGCCACGCCTCGATGATTTCACGCTCCGTCATGAGGCCCTGCATGAGGGCTTGCAGTCGCGCCTCAATAGCGGATTGTGGCCTCGCGCCCCCACCGCCGCCAAGGCCAGCAGAAGCGCCGAAGTCGGAATTGACACTCGGCAGTTGCGGGCGCAGGCTTTCCGTTGGCGCGTTCGGGTTAGGCGGCAAAAGATTCGGATCGTCAGGTGAGAGCCCGGTTCCAGTGTCCTGCAACAGCGCGCCCATTTCCATGCGCGCCACCTGCGCCTTCCCGGCCAGATCAGCGACAAGCGTTGCAAGGTTAGATATCCCCGCCGCTGCCACGCTGAAACTGCTGTCGTCAATGCTGGCAAAGGCTTCCGTCACACCGATGGCGCGGTCAATGATGCCCTGCAATTCAGTGCGGAACTCGTCTGCGGTAATGGACCCTTCGCGGAACCGTTCCGCCGCATTATCAGCCGCATCCGCGATCTGGCGCATCACGTCTTCCGCGCCGATTTCCCCGATTGATCCTAGCCGGTCAGCATATTCACGGATCAGGCTGCCGCCCGTATTTGCCGCAACGTTCAGAACCTCGACCTGCGCCGCCACATCGTCAATCGCATCTGCATGTTCACGGATTGCAGTTGGGTCGCCCAATAGGCGGGCAAACAAATCCTCACCAAGCGATGCGCGCGCAGCCTCAAGCGTTCCAAAGAACTGCTCCAGTTCGACCCTGAAACCGGCAACCTGCCCGACAAATCCGACAAGGCTTGTCGCTACCCGCTCAATCCCCGGTGCGACCGCCCCGGCCATCGTGTTTCCAAGCCCGACAAACACCTGACCGAGCCGCCCCACCGCATCATTCGCCCGCTCAACGTTGTCGGACACGCCCTGCGTTACAGCGATGCCGAACCGCTCCTGAAACAATGCCGCCTCTTGTGACTTCTGAGAATAGTCAGAAATCATGTTGATCGCGGCGCGGCCAGACCGCCCGAAAATATCCATCGCGATGGCGGTTTTCTGCGTGGCGTTGTCTACGCCATCCAGCGCCTCAGCAATCCGGGCAAATTGCTCATCCGGCGAAAGGCCCTGCAAATCGGTGATGGAAATGCCCAGCTTGCCGAACGCATCCGATTGCGCCTTTGTGCCTTTTTCCAGTTCGGAAATGTTGCGCTGCATCAGCCCGAGCATCGATGACAGGTTGCCCGCCTCAACACCCGCCTCACCGGCCACCAGCGTCATGCGCTGGAATGCCGCCGTTGTGAGCCCGAGAGACCGCGCCTGCTTTGCGAGCGTGTCGATCTGGTCAAGGCTGCGCTTGGTAAGAGCCGCCATTGCCGTGCCGACTGCCACAAGACCAGCCGCACCCGCCTTGGCGAATGTGGCGATGCTGGCCTGCGTCTTGGATAGGCCGCGATCAAGCCCCTTGGTGTCTGCGTCGATTATGACTTTAAGCGGTGGTAGCGCCATTGTGCATCCATTCCTTCAAGTCATCGAGATCGCCGCGCGTCAGCCGCCCCGCATACCCGCCTTCAACATCTTTCCGGCGCATATCCATTTCCGCGAAAAATTCCGGCATGGTCATGTCCCAGAACTCGGTCGGCTGGATTTCCCAAGACCGCGCCAAGACGTATAGCGCGTTCCAGTCGATCTGCTGAATTTCGCCCCCGGCATCCCCTCTTACTCGGGGGCCTCGGGCTTTTTTTCATCGACTTCCGGCATGATGCAGCCGCAGAGGCTTTCCTTGAGCGCCTGCAATTCGCTCACTTCCATCCGCACGATGTGCGACAGCGCCTCATCCTCGGACATCTTGCCGCCAGCCGAATTGACAAACTCGGCCAGGATGAATGCCATATCCGGCATGGAGCCCGCACTCGTTTGCAGAAAGAACATCACTTCCACAAGGTTGAATCGCGGGTTTTCCTGACGCGCTTTCATCTCGATCCGGCGCAACAGCCTATTAGACGGGGAAACGATGTATTCCTTGCCGCCAACCGTCAGCGACACATCACGAAAAACACCCATTATGCCGCCGTGAAGGTGATTTCACCGCTGGATTGGATCGACGCTGTGAAGGTCGCCGCATCGTCGTGCGGTGCGCCAATCTCGAAGCTGGAGAAATGGAACTCACCCGCGACGGTGCCGATGCCCTCAATGTCGATCACGTAGTCACCCAAGAGCGCCTGCGTGTTGCCAAGGGCTGCGCTCAGAAGGCTGTCGCCGTCCAGAAGTCCCTCGACCGACATATCAACCGTCCTGACAGATGCGTCATTCAGGAATGTGCGCCAGCCATCGTCGCCCTTGTCAGTAACGTCGATTGCCTCGTTGTTGATCGTGATGCTGTCCGAGCGAGCGCCCGCGACCAGCGTTCCAGAGCCAACGCTTGCGCCCTCATAGATGCGCACTCTGCGGCCTGCGATTTTTGCCATGATACTTTCCTTTCAGTGAGTTACGCGAGAGCCTTAGAAGTTGTCGTAAGCAACCCGCACGGTTAGCATTGCCCGCCGCGTGATGCTGTCGGGGTCTAGAAAACTTTCGACGGTTTCAACATCGGTCCAGATGTGATCCGCGCCGGTGATCGTTAATGGCTGATAATGCAGCAGGGCATAAACAGCCGATGCGATCTGGCGCGCCTGCAACATGCCCCGCGCCCGCGACCACACGTCAATCTGCACAACGCCTGTCGCGCCGTTGTCGCCCTTAGTGTCCCATTGGCTTGCCGTAACATCCGAAATCGTGATGTAGGGGAAATAGGCGACGTTCTCCGGGTCCGTGACTTGCGGCACATGATCAAAGACTGCGCTCACGCCCCATGCTGTCGAGAGGCTTGCCATGAGAGCAGAATTGCCCGTCAGCCTTGAATAGATCGCCGCCTGCAATGCGTCCGTTTTCATCGCATCGCCCTTTTCAGTGCATTCTCAAGCCGCTTGATAAACTTGGGCCGGATTTCTTCTGCCGCTGGACGCCATGCGGGACGCGGCGCAATATTGCGCGTTCCCCATTCCAGCATGGCCCCGTAAAGCACCTTATTTTCAACCTCAGCGGCAAGCCTGCCAATGCGCGAAAACACAGTCGCAGAGACAAGCCTGCCGGTATCCGTGGCCGGTGCCTCGCCAGGTGCCGATGCCTGGTGCGTCCGCGTCGGGTTTACCTTGGCATAGATGATGCCGGTCTTTGATCCGCGCTGATACCGCTTCACGATATCGCCGCGTAATTCCAGCCCGGTTGCGTTCACCGCATCCGAGACATACTTTTCGGCGTCCTTGCTTAACTTGCCCAATGCGCGGTTTAGTTCTTCTGTGCCCTCGATCCGAAAGTCATTCACGGCTCAAGGCACCATTTTTTCAAATGGCTCAGGAAGTCATGCGACGGTGTAGCGATGATTTTCTGGCCGATAATTTCCACCTCGATCATTTGCGCTCCCGCATCCTCAAGCGCGTCCCACTCATCCGAGAATTGTTGCAGTTTTCCCGGTGGCCATTCGAATCTGATGCGTTGCAACAACTCCACCACGGGCCATGTCTGGTGCTCAATGATAAAGCCCAAACTCGCCATCAGGTTGCCACCCCGCCCGCCAGCCTCATATCCAGCCATCTGTTGCGCCGCTCGACGTTGTCGACCCACTGGATATTGTGCGCTGCACCATCCACAAGAACGCGATCCGCCGCCGTAAGGCCAGCGAAATAGCGGCACGTTAGCCTGTCCGTTGTTTGCGCGTCCAGCCGCCCCGCCTGTAGCCGCTCAAAGCCGCTTGCGCCCCTTACCCATGCCCGCGTCGGTGCATCAGGGATTGCCGCCCACGTCTCAGTCCAGCCGCCCGCGCCATCAGTTGTGCGCGTGATCCGCTGGAATTGAACCGTGGTGCGGAGCATCCCCGATGTAACGTCGCAGCATTTCATATCAGAGCGTCACGCCAGAAATGATCGGCTTGAATACCAGAACCGTGGTTGACGATGCGGTGCCAAGGAAAACCACAGCATCGCCGATTGTCACATCAGCGCGCGGGGCGATGCCGCCCGCCGTGCCAGACAGATAATAGGACGTGCCTGCTGTTAGCACAGCGTTCAAGGTGACGTTCCCACCCACCAGAACCGC